CATGTAAAATTCTCTAGAAATATCTATCTCTAAAGTAAATACATCTACTGAAGATAATCTAAATCTTATAGATATCTTATCCCATTGTTTTGTTGCTGATTTCCAGCTGTTTCTAAATTTCATAATTATTTGTTTAATTAATTAATATCTTTACTCTCTAGTAAAGTATATGTAAAATGATTGCCATGAAAGTCTTTAGCTTTATTTATTATTTTCATGAACGCATCAAAATCTTTTGATCTTTTAAATACTTGACATCCTTCTGACCAATTCTCTACAAAGTTTGATACTGAACCTGCTTTATGGATATTTATACCAAACATTCCAGTATCTGTTTCAACCTCATCAAAGGTCATATTTTTATTTTTATCTCTCCATACAGTTACATTACCTAGTCTTTGGCACAGAGCTTCATACTTTCCTTGGTGCTTAGATATAGCATATACTCCTCTATATTGTCCTGGTACTAATCTAGCTACACCATTAGCATTGTGATATTGTGTAACTCCTTTTTTACCGGGCTCAGTTGTGTTGTCCCATTCATGATACTGCCATACTCCATCTAACTTATAAGATAGAGTCATTTTATCATCAAATAGATTAGTTACTGTTTTACCAGTATCAGAGTTTCTTACACCTACTATATTAACATCATAGTTTCCAGGACCTTTAAAATAAGTGTATCCTTTTTCTTTTACTGCTTTTTCTATTTGTTCTCTAGTATATAACATTTAACTTTATTTATTTAAAGGTTGTGTACTTGGTGCTGTTACTGTTAAACATTTACCTATTGAATTAGATGTTGTTGGTCCATAATGCATAAAACCAACTGGTAGTAATGACGTTGAAGACTGTGTTTCAAAATTTACATAACCTACTACTCCCCCTGTTGTCATTTCCCATACAAATTTAAAGTCAGTATTTGGATTCCATGTTGTTGTTGTAGAAACCCTAAAGGTTCCAACTACTACTCCTTTGTCAGTAGGTATAATAGGAGCTGTTTCATTGGTAAAAATATTTGTTGCTGAAGAAAAATTTAATTTTCTTTGCCCTGAGATATACGGTAAGTTAGTTGTTACTTTAGGCCAACCTAACCATGACGGATCAGTATTGTCATTTAATGCTTTCCAGGTTATAGTTCCTGTTGTTAACTTTGGAGCATGTACACCACGTATAATTAAAGCATTTAATTTAACTACTGATGTTCCAGTGCTTGTTAAACGAATCTGGAAATCAGCAGTATTAGATGTTGAACTTAACCACTCCATGTCCATTTTGACTGATACTGTTGGAGCAATATTAGTTAATTCTTGTAATCTTTGTTCTTTAGTAGTCATAGTAGTCATTTTTTGTTTATTTTATTTATATCATTTTTAATATCCTTAGCTCTAGCAAATAGTAACTTCATTGACTGCCATAGGTCTATGCCTTTGACTACTTTGTAGTTTTCATTGATAGACATTACTTCTATACTAGCAAGTACCAATGCTACTATTTTAGTAAGCATAAAAGGTACACTAAAAAAAGTTAGTATAATATCATTAAGTATAAATTTGTCTATAAGAAAAAACATTATAACAGTTACCTCATAAAGTGCTAACTTGCTGATTATACTTGAAAGTTTTCTACTAGTAATTTTTTCATTTAACTTATTAGCTTTCCATATCCCTGTAAAAGTATCAATAGCTATTAATACTCCAATCATTAGGAGTATACCAGATATTGGTAAAAAGAATGCAAGGCAAATAGATATTAAAGTCAAAAGTTCTTGTTGTATTGATATTAGTAACAGTGATAATTGTGTTTTCATAATAAATAAAGTTTAATCAGCTTGTAACCAAAGTATACAAGTAGTATAAGAAATAATATTACCCCTAGTACAGCAAAGAAATTTACCCACCATGGAATGTATTTAATTTTTTCTGGTTTTAAAGTTTTGGTAACAACTCTTGTATGATAGACATCATTACCTTTAATTGTTTTATAGATTGTATGAACTTTAGCTTTTGTATAATATATATTATCTTTAATCTTAGTTTGTACACTAACTAAAGTACCATCTTTATCTCTTAAGTCTTCTTTTAGTTTAGATATAATATTACCTAATGAATCACAATATAAAGTGTCAATTAAGGTTATAGTTTCTCCAGGAATTACAATTGTAGTATCTTTGACTTGTATTACAGTTACTGTACTATCTTTTTGTACACATAGTGGACAATATTTTGCTAGTCTTTTTTCAAGAGAGCAAGATGATAATAATAAAAATAATATAATTAAGTATTTCATTTATTCTCCTTTAAGAGATTTTAACTCATCATACAAAGCAAGTAGTTGTGCTTCTTTTTGAGCAATTAATTCTTCTTGAGTAGGACCTTCTACTTCAGTGAAAATAACTTCAACAAGTCCATTCTCATCATAAATTTCATTTCTTAGTTGTGCCATAATTATACTGCTGTTAAATGTATTGAGGGTGCATATGATTGTGATAAAAAAGTTGTACCGAGTGTTGCTGGTGCAGTGGGAAAAGTTGCAGCTACAGTAGCAACAGAAAAAGCAGAACCAGAACCACTATTAGATATTGGTATCATTTCGTTATAGTCTAGTACAATAAGTGAAACAGATAAATTTGAATAAATACCTAACCAATAAGTTGTTCCTGCTGTAAATGTAAAAGCTGCAGTATATGTTTTATCACCTGTTGTACTACAATCTAAACTTGTACTTTCTAATAATTTAGAAGAAGGGACACCATTTAAATCAGAATATACAAGTAATCTTAATAATCCTCCAACTGTAGCTAATTGTACATTAACAATAAGATTTTTAATTGTTAATGAATTTGCAGGTATAAAAGGGTATAATAAAATATTACTACCTGCTATACTTGCATATGTGAGAAATGATACTGCATTTAAACGTACACTATACGTTCTATTTGAAATAGGTTTTGTTAACACATGTACTCCACCTCCACCTGCAGAACCTGGTACATTAACAGTAACAGCATTTCCAACATTTGTTGCAGTTATACCTGCACCTGTAAAATCAATACTATTTACATCAGAAGTTTTTAATACTCCTTCATCTTGAATAGCAATTTGTTTTGATATAGTAATACTTGTAGACATTATAGTATATATGTATAAATAATAAGTGGATTTAATGTAGCTGAATTTTGATTAATGTATATTCTATTTGGATCAAAATAATTTAGTAATCCTGCAGCATCATAATTAATTGTTACACCTTTAGGAACAGAAACATAACTAGTTCCACCATCTGTACTTACTAAAATAGAAACAGTAGTGTCTTGATTATAAATTGATAGTGTTAATAATTTTGCACTTCCTCCAGTATAAAAGGCCATATTTTTAAGTAAAGCAACTGTATTTATACCTGCTATAATTTTTAAATTAGCTTGACTATCACACAAAGTTGTAGAAACTGAATCAACACAAGCTCTTTGTCCTAATGGATATGCTGTTGAAGCAATAGCATTAATAATACCTTGTAATCCTTTTAGCATTTTTAATTGCCAAGGAAAGTTATTTCCTTTATTGCCGTAATCTTTTAAATCTCCTACTGACATAGTTTTATATATTAAATGATGTTATATCTATAATATACAAAAAAATTTACAACTTTCCAAACATATATTTTTCTGCATTTTTAATTGAATCGTCATCTGCCAACATTTTTTTAATTATATCTTTATCTATATGTTTTGGATGTACCCACCAGTCTTCATAAGGACAATTATCATTTGGAGATATATTACTTACTATTAACATATAACCTTTATTTAATAAGAATTTTCTAGACCTTTCCCTAAATGACTGTGTTACATCTGTATAGTGGTCATGTTCATATGTAATTACTCCAAAAGTACATTGATTCCAAGGTAACATTGTAAGTATTTTATAAGTAGTTTCTGGTGGCTCACAATCAACTTGTAAGTAGTCAATGTGACCTTTAAGTACAGAGTAATCAAACTTTGTAGCATCACATAAAATAACATCATTTTTTCTCTGTAATTTAAATTTTTCAACTTCATGTGGTAAAATTTCTAATGAAGTACCTGTCCATCCAAATTGTTCTAAAAGAGCTGTATTATTTCCATGAAATGGATCTGCCGCACCAATTTCAAAGTATGTTCCATTTTTTTTACCATTAACCATAGATAATGCAAACATATCTTGATATGTTTGAGAAAAGTTTTTTTCAATAGACTCTGATCCTGGGAACTTATATCTTAACTGATCATAAAATCCTTTGTAATATCTTAAAAAAGGATATGGTCCAGAATCTAAAAATGTAATATTAGATCGTACCATTTTTTGGTATGTTTCACTTAATTCTGTACTTTTATTAAGTAATTTAATAAACTCATCTTTAGATTCTTTTGATTTACCAATCCACCAAGCAGAAACTGCTTTTTGAAAATTAAGTTGATAGCTACCTTCATATCCTAGATTAGAAGTTACTGGTTTAGCATTTGCATAATATTTTAAGCCTAATATAGCATAACTATACATTTGATTATATTTTTTTTGTTTTTCATAATATACACTTATAAATAAATATGCTTCCGGTCTTTCTGTATCAAAGTTAAGTGCATTAAGCCATAACCCTAATTCAGTAACTTCTCTTCTTTTAATATTAGATAAACATTTAGCAGTCATTAATAATGCTTCATATGTTTTATTTGAATTTTTTGAGTATTCTGCTGTTCTTAAATAAAAAGACATTGCAGATGCATAATGACCATTTAAAAAATAATATTCTCCTAATTCAAATGTAATATCTTCATTATATGGTTGATAAATAAAGTTTTCTAATTTTTTTGGAGTAACCGATATTAATGATTTTTTTATTTTAGATTTTACAAGTTTTAAATTACATAATGTTTCTAAAAGATTAATAGGAAATTTAAGAATAAAAGCTGTAGAATCTTGAAATCCAAATGGTAATATAATATTATCACCATCAAAAGCTAAACCACAAGTAAATTCAATTGCTCCTGTTATAAATTTTAATTCAGAAGAATAAGCAACAATATTCCATTTTTTATCCCATATAATAAATCTATGGTAATAGTGAGAATCTTTATTTTTTTGTTCATTATACCAAAGGTCTACTTCATGTGTTATAGCAACATAATAATTTCCAATTGTAATAACTTGTGAACTACCTCTAATATCTCTTGGAAATTTTATTTTTTGTTCTACTAAAAAAACTGTTTCAGAAATACCTTTAATAGGATCTACTTTAACTACTTCAGTAGGATTAGTCCATTTAACATAATGATATGGTAAATCAAGAATAGGCATCCAGTTTTTTTCACAATAAGAACCTTTTGTAGGTGGTTCAATTCTAATTCTTTTAGTTTCTTTATTTTTATTATCTATTGTAGAAAGTTCCATTCTTCCTTCTCCATTAGTAGTTGTATCTCTTCTAACTCCTGTAATAAATAAATTATTATCCCAATATATTACTCTTGCATCTTCAAGACCAATAAATTCCCAAAGAGGTTTAACATCTAATTTAGAAGTATCTATTTTTTGATATTTATCAATATTTAATGTATTAGGATCTAATTCACATAAATAATTAATTGTTTTAAGAGTAAGATCATCTTCTGGGTTAAGATATGCTAATGGTCCCCATGAAGATTTAAATTTTTGTTCTCCTTCACTATGATATAATGCATATTTAACATGTCTAAGATTAAGAAAATAATCCCCTTTATGTATAAAAATAGAAGGATTAGTTAAACCTAAACCTTCTGTCATATTAGCAGGTAACATTAAGTAGTTTACAGATCCCCCTTTTTGAAGAGCAAGTTGACATAGATTATTCATTTTCTGTATATTTTATTACAAATGTAATAAATTTATTTATACTTTTATGTTATAAACTATTTAAGTCTTCTACTATAACTGCTTCTTCTATTAATGATTCTTCTATAGGTGATTCATTATACCAAGTCCATCCTTCTACAGGATATGTATAAGAATCTTTATTTTCTCTAAGTAATTCATAATTTGGACCATATACAAAGTTAGGTGCATACTGCCAATTGTCATCTTCTAATTTATAAAATCCTGATGTGTCTTCCATAATTATCCTATTATTGTCCATCCTTGTGATATTACTATTGCTCTCTCTGCTACAGTTAAAGCTGCTGCTCCTGTTGCTCCACTTATATTAATTGTTTTTGTTGTTACAGCTCCTTGAGCTGCCATATCATTAAATAATTGTACCAGTTGTGCTGTACTCATATTAGTAAAAGATACATTTATTTGGGGAGATGATCCTGTCCATTGTCCTGCTGAAGTATTTAAAAGTCTTACATTTTGTGTATCTGTTTTAACGTTTAATCCATTTAATAGAAGTAAACTTAATGGTCCATAAAATGAAATTGTTGATCCACCTTTAAATCTATTGCTATTAAAAGTAGCGGCAGACATTAAAGGTGTTGCAGTTAAAGACCCAATTTTATCAAAGTTTGTAAGTGTAACCAAATCAGAACATCCATTAAACATTCCATTAATGTCATTTACTAAAGACAACTGAGCAGCTCCAGGTAAAACACAAGTTTTAAGACTATTACAACCGGAAAAACAACCATTAAATATTGTAGTAGAAGCACTTACAGTATTTGGTAAAGTAATGCTAGTAAGTAAGACACAACTATTAAAAGTACCACTAAAGTTATTACATGCAGACATTGAAGTAGGTAAAGTAACAGATGTAAGTCCTATATTACCAGAAAAACAATTTGCCATTGTAGTAACAGCATTTAAACTTGAAGGAAATGTTAAACTTGATAAAGACCTTGCACCACTAAATGCAGATGAAAGACTATTTACTGCATTCATAGAAGTAGGCATTGTAAAACTTGTTAATAGATAACAACCAACAAATGTTAATTGCATTGATGATATTGAATTTTGAGCACCTGGGGTCCAGGATATTGTTTTTAAGCTATTACAACCAAGAAATGTTTGATTAAAATTTGAAAGTATATATCCAGAAGGAATTGTAACTTCTTGTAATTTAGTACAACCATTAAACGTAGATTGAAAACTAACAGCAGCTGTTGGTGCTGCAGGTAATGTAATTTTAAGTAAAGAAACACATGTTAAGAATATATTGTTATATGCTATACAACCTGGAGAAGTTGCAGGTAATATACAAGATGTTAATGAAATACAACTACTAAAAGCACCCTCAAACGTACTAACATTCATATTTGATGGTAAAACAATAGTTTTTAATTGACGACATCCTGAAAATGTATTGTTTAAAGAATACAGGGATAAAGGATTTGATACTGTAGCAGGGAAATATACAGTTTGTAAATTTAAGGAGTCTTGAAAGCAATTTTGCATATTAGCTCCTACCGTTGGCATACTTGTAAATTTTACCCATTCTAATTGCGTGCAAGTGTAAAATGTAAATTGTAAGTTATTACAAGCATTAATAGAGGGCATTGTAACATTTCTCAAATTAGAACAGACAAAAAAACAACTATTCCAATCAGTACAAGTATTCATTGTAGGTGGAAAAGTAACAGATCTTAAGTTAGTACAACCATTAAATGAGCCATTCATACTTTGAATACCTGTTGAATTAGAAGGAAGTATAATTTCTAGTAAATTCCAACAATTTTGAAATGCACTATTAAATTGTAGTAAAGCAGAATTAGAAGTTGGCATAACAACTTTAAGTAAGGAAAAGCAATAACCAAAAGTAAAAGTCCATGTTGTCCAAGATACTGTTGCTGGTAATTTTACAAATTGTAAATTGTAATATATAGATAAACAAGAACTACCTATGATTGAATAAAAATTAACAGGAGTTGCATTTTGTGTGCTATCACCATAATATGCTTCTAATACATGACAAATTTGAGGACTACCAACTGCAGTACTAGCAGTATTTAGAATAGCCATTATATTACAGTTAGTTAAAATTGATGTTCCAATTCCTGTAAAATAAACTCTAATTATAAATGTTGTGTAACCTAAAGAAGGACAAGGAGTTCCTGTTCCTGG